AATTAAATTGAAGGAGAAAAAAAATGTCAGAAGTAATAAACATAAATGGAACAAAGTACACAGAGGAAGATTTCAATGAAGAACAAAGATATCTTTTAAGTCAAATTCGTTCCTGTAAAGCAAAAGCTGCACAACTAACATTTGATTTAGATCAAGTAAAAGTTGCAGAACAAGCATTCTCTCAGGGGTTCTTGGTTTCGGTGGAAGCAGAAAAAGAAAAAGAAGAATCTACTGAGGTAAAAAATAAAGAAGAAAGTGAAGTGAAAGTGTCCTAAACTTTCTTATAAATAGTAGAAACAAATGGGAAGAAAAATATGTCAGCAATCATAACAGAAAAATTTAGACAACACAATGCAGGGAACTTTTTTGAATCGTTCTCTGAATCGTCTGCTAATGTTTATTATCTAATGATTGGTAAGGCAACTCCATTTACATCAGGAACTACAGGGGGAACAGACAATTCTCCCCCTACTCCTGCTGACGATGTTTCTACTGAATTTTATACTTGGGACTCTGCGGTTGCATTAAAAAATATTACATCTAGTGATATATCTTATGCACTTCCTAGAAGGGATTGGGCAAACAACACCATATATGACATGTATGATGATAACATAAGTTCATCAAATGCATCCACATCTGGTGCAACAAGTCTTTACCAATCTACATTCTTTTTTCGCACATCTGATAACAGAGTCTACAAAGTATTAGATAATAATGGTGGAACTGCATATAGTGGTTCTGAACCTACGTCTGAATCAACATCAGCCTTTGCATTAGGTGGTTATGTGTTAAAATATATGTACACCATTTCTGCATCACAACAAACAAAATTTCTTACTGTTGACTTTATGCCAGTATCAACTGACAGCACTGTAAGTGCAGCTGCGGTTGATGGTGCGATTGAAAGTTTGCAGATAACTGGTGGTTCGGGTTATACAGACGGAACGTATTACGCAGCTGTATATGGTGATGGAACAAGTGCAGGCACATCCTCTGGTGCAATAGTTTCTATCGTTATCTCTGGTGGTGCAATTGTTTCTTTTGGATTGGCTGCTGGAACGGACACATCAATTCATGATGCTGGTAGTGGATATACATACGGAACAGTTAATCTTGGTGATGATTATATATTTTCTGATACTGCATTAACTTCCTCTGCCTCTGTAGGTAGTGGAACTGGTGGCGCAGTAACAGTTGTAATTAGTCCAAAAGAAGGACATGGAAATGATGCAGTAGCTGAGTTGGGTGGTCATTATGTAATGATGCAATCAACTCTAACTGGCGCAGAAGGAGATGATCTACTAACAGGAAATGACTTTAGAAATATTTCTCTTGTTATAGACCCAACAACATATGGAACTTCTACCGTTGCGTCAGCATCAACCCATCGTCAGACATATGCACTAAAATTAACCTCAGTATCAGGAACATTTACTGCTGATGAAAAAATAACCCAAACATCTACTGGCGCAATAGGTAAAGTAGTTGAGTGGGATAGCACACTTTCAATTCTTTATTATCAACAAGAACGATTTGGAGATTTTGGAACAAACAGCACTACTGGTGCATATGTCGCGTTTTCTGGTGCAAACGCAGTTACAGGTGCATCTTCTAGTGCAACTGGAACTCCAGACTCAACCGCAGACAGCGCAGTAACACTTGCAAATTCAAATACTATCACGTTTGTTGACGGATATGCAAATCCAGAACTTGAACCCGATAGTGGAAATATTATATACCAAGAAAACAGAAAACCGATAGGTCGTGCAAGTGACCAAACGGAAGATATTAAACTTATAGTGGAATTCTAGTATGGCTCAGAAAACAGATTTAAATGTAGCTCCTTATTATGATGACCACGATGGTGCGAATAATTATGTAAGAACTTTATTTCGCCCTGGCTTTGCGATACAGGCTAGAGAGCTTACACAATTACAGTCGCAACTACAACATCAGATTGAACAGCATGGAACTTATACGTTTAGAGAAGGGTCAATGGTTATCCCTGGCGCCATCTCTTATAATAATAAGTACTACTCTTTAAAATTAGCAACCACGTTTGCTGGAGAGACAGTTGACCCATCTCAGTATTATAATGCAACAACTCCTGTAACAATTACAGGAGCAACAACTGGCGTTACTGCAAAAGTTATTGGGTTTGCAGCTGCAACCGCAACAGACCAACCAACACTTTTTATTAGTTATGAAAAAACTGGAACAGATAATGAAACAGTTGTTTTTGCAGACGGAGAAGATATTTTATCATCTGCCGGAGTGACGCATACAAGTACATATGCTACTTCAGTTGCATCTGCAACAACATTTACTTCGGAGTTTAGTGTTGCAAAAGGTTCGACCACTGCTCAACTTCAAGGTTCGTTAGGGCCTGCAGCTGCAACTGGTTCAGCAGCTATCATTCAATCAGGGGTTTATTACATTCGTGGTTTCTTTGTAGAATGTTCAGAGGAAACATTGGTTATTGAAAAATATTCTACAGAATCAAGTTATTTGATTGGGTTCACAGTAACAGAAAATATTGTTACGCCCGAAGGAACATCTAGTCTTTTAGACAATGCAACTGGTTCTACAAACTTTGCAGCAAAGGGCGCACATCGACTTCAGCTTTCTATTGCACTTGCAAAATACGCGAGAGATGCAACAATACCTACTAACTTTATTCAGTTATTAGATGTAAAAAAAGACAAAGTTCTTGCAAAAGTAGAAAGAGAAGATTTAAATATTTTAGGAAAGACTCTTGCAAGAAGAACTGCTGATGAATCTGGAGATTACACTGTTCGTCCATTTAATGTTGTTGCTAGAGAAACTACAGATTTAAATGAAGAAGTTGGTGTATACACAGCAAACGATACTACTGACGATGGGAATACTGCAACTAATGATTTATTAACTTTACAAGTTTCTACTGGTAAAGCTTATGTTAAAGGTTATGAGGTTGAAAAAATATCTCCAACATTTAAAGACCTTAATAAATCTAGAGATTTTGCAACAGTAAACTCTGGTGTCACACAGTTTGATTTAGGAAATTTTGCAACTGTTACAAATATATACGGCACTCCTGATATTACATTTATAACTGGTGAGTCAACCGCGTTTAAGACTGTTGCTCTTTATGGAGAAAAAATAACTACTAAAGGTATCGCTCCATCTGTAGCAGCTTTAGGGCAGTGTCGTATAAGAGCATTTGAACCAGTATCGACTGACTCAACATCAGTTGGTTCTGATGGCGCACAATACAAAGCATATCTTTTTGATATAAGAATGTTTACATACATCACTTTAAGTGATACTCCTAGTCCAACACTGACTGCTAATTTTACGCAAGGTGCAAAAATTACTGGTGTTCAATCTGGTGCAACTGGATTCGTTGTCAATAATAGCGATATTAATGCAACTACATCTGGAACACAATTGGTTGTAATGAAAACTTCTGGAAGATTTTCTAACGGTGAAACATTTACTGTTTCAGATTCGACAGAAGGTGATAAGATTGTAGAAAATAGTTCTGATGAAAATATAACAATGATTGCTGCAAACGGTGAAGATGCAGATAATACTCACACCTTTCAACAAGTTGATTCTATGGTAATGTTAGATGACACTGCAGCTCATAACTTTACTGCTGACTTAGTGAAAACACAAATTACTAATAATACTGATAGAATACAAAAACTTGTAATTAATTCAATTACTGGTTCATCAGAAGATGATGGTAAATTTTCTTTAGGTGGTCGAGAGAATGGTGATACAGGAGAATATACTCTTCAAGGTGGAGCAGGTGGAGGTATTTTACTTGAGTCTGATGAAAGTGGTTTATTTTCAAAAATAACAGATACCGATAAAGTTAATTTATTAGAAAAACTTCCTAAAAATGCTATTAAAAGAACAACTACTGCAGCTAATGTTGCAGCTGGAACAAGAGATACACAATATACAGTTCGCAGACAGTTTATCGGAACAACTGATGGTGATGGTGCAGTAACTTTTACTACCACTGGTTCAGAAACTTTTGTTGCACACTCAGAAAAAGATTATGTAATGTCAATTCTTACTGCTGGTGATGGTACTGGTGTTGCTGGTCAACTAGTTAGTACTGCAAATTTTACTAGAGGTGGTACTCCAACTGGTACTCAAATAACAATTACCGATAATACTATTCTTGGTGACAGTGCAATAGTTAAAGTGATTGCAACTATTCTTAAAACAAATGTAACTCCAAAAACTAAAACAACTGTTTTAATGAAACAAGTAGCAGTTCGAAATACTTATAAAAACTATGGAGCGCAGACCTCCGATAAAGAAATATCTCTTGGTCGTGCAGATGCATTTAAACTTGCAGCAGTTTACGATTCTCAAGACACATCAACTGATGCTGTTGCTCCAACTATGACTGTATCTTCAGCTGTTGGAACATTTGAACTTGGAGAAAAAATAACTGGTGGAACTTCAACCGCAACAGGAAGACTTATTGGAACATCAAGTCCATTTGGGTTTGTGCAATCGACAACACTTAAATTTGCTGTTGGTGAAACAATTACTGGTCAAACCTCGGGCGCAACTGCAACTATTGATTCACTAACGGCTGGTGATCCAGTTCTTACAAGTAGATATCTTCTTGATTCGGGTCAAAGAGATTCGTACTATGACATTGCAAGAATTATAAGAAAGTCAGGTAGAGCAGCTCCGATTGGAAGAATGTTAATTATATTTGATTACTTTGAACATGGTGCTGGAGATATGTTCACAGTAGAGTCATATACTGACGTTGCAAAACAAATGGAATATGATGATATTCCAACATATACTGCGTCAAAAATTGATACGGAAGATAGAAACCCAAGTGGTCAATTTCCACTTCAAGATGTATACGATTTTCGTCCAAGAGTTGAGGACGTTACAGGTGCATCTACTGATCAATCATCAGTAGATGAAATATCAGGAAACTCATTTAACTTTTTTGAAAGAGGGTTTTCGGCACAAGGCGGTTCAACTGTTGATATTCCAAAACCTGGCTCTTTTATTCAAAGTGATTTTGAATATTTCTTGTCTAAATTTGCATCGTTGGTGCTTACTTCAGAAGGAAATTTTGAAATAATAGAGTCACCATCAGCAGAATTGCCACAACTACCAAAAACTCCAGACGATTCAATGTTAATCGCAACAATGTTTGTTCCAGCGTATACTTTTAATCCACAAGATATTACAATACGAAGAGTAAATCACCGAAGATATACTATGAGAGACATTGGTAAGATTGCTGGTCGTTTGGATAATATTGAATATTCTACTGCATTGTCTTTGTTAGAAAAAGATGCGGAGAGTTTTGAAGTAACTGATGAGGAAGGAAAAACCCGATTTAAATCTGGTTTTATGGTAGACAATTTTCAAGGACATAGAGTTGGTGATGTTGTTCATAGAGATTACAATAACTCTATGGATGTTCAAAATGGAGAGTTGCGACCTGCTCACAGATCAAAAGGCATTAATTTAATAGAAGATACAACTATTGATTCTGTAAGAACGTCACGCGGATACCAAAAAACAGGTGATTTAATTACACTTCCTTATACTAATGAAGTAGTTTTAGACCAACCACTTGCAACAAGATTAGAAAGAGTTAATCCATTTCTGACAGCTACTTGGATTGGTCAAGTAAATCTAACTCCTAGTTCAGATACATGGTTTGAAACTGATGTTCTTCCAGACCTTACAATTAACAAAGAAGGTGATTATGATGCGGTTTTAGCAAGAGAAAGAAATAATCTTGGAACTGTTTGGAACTCATGGCAAACTCAATGGTCAGGTGTTGTTGAAACATCAGTGGAAACATTTGGTAGTCAAACTTTTACATTTGGCACCTTCAGGGTGAGAACGGCTGATACTATGACGAGAACTACAAATAGTATTAGAACGGATCAGACCAGAACTGGTGTTAATACCTCTGTTGCGCTTCGTGTAGATAGAGAGAGTCAGGGAGAAAGAGTACTCTCGGTAGTTGCGATTCCAACAATGAGAGCAGTTACTATAAAATTCTCTGGTGGTGGTTTTAAACCCAATACAAGACTGTATCCGTTTTTTAACAAACGTGATGTTAGTAAATTCTGTTATCCTTTCGCAGACCAAACTGAAAGTGGAGCTGAACCAGCTGCATCAACTCTTGTGCAAGGAACTAATATTGTTACCGATGCTGTTGGTAATGCAAAGGGAAGGTTTCATTTACCAGACCCCAAAGTTGCAGGCAATCCACAGTTCTCAACAGGTGATGTAGAATTTAAATTAACTTCAAGTTCTACTAACAAAACAGTTGGGTCAGCAACAGCGCCTGGCTCAGTAGGTACTGCGATATTTTCAGCTGTTGGATTGTTAACAACAAAACAAACAACAATTATTGCAACAAGAAATGCTGAGGTTACTAGAACTGATGTAAATGAAAGTACTTCCTTTACTACTCAACAGACAACGGAAAGTCCAATTGCTCGTCGAGTTGATCCAATTGCTCAGACGTTTTCAATTCCAACTGAAACTGATACTCTTGGCCCCGCAGGTAGATTTATTACTTCTGTTGATGTTTTCTTTGGAGCAAAAGACGCGAATGTTCCTGTTACTATGGAAATTAGAAATGTCATCAATGGATATCCTGGCCCTACAGTAATACCTTTTGGTAGAGTTATAAAACCAGCTGCTGATATAACTGTAGATAGCACTAGTGCAACTGCAACAACATTTACTTTTCCTTCTCCTGTTTATGTTGAAACAAATACAGAATATTGTATTGTTTTAATATCATACACGCCAGAACACAAGGTTTGGATTGCACAAATGGGTGAAGATGATATTGTTTCTGGTAATTCAGTTCAAGACCAACCAGCATGGGGAATTTTATTTAAATCTCACAACAACACTGGTTGGGCAATATCTCCAATGGAAGATTTAAAATATACACTTAAATGTGCATCTTTTACTACTGGATCTACTGGAACTTGTACACTTACAAATGATGACGTTCCAGTTGCAACATTGGGAGAAGACCCAATTGTTATTACAGATGCAAGCACAACAATACAAGTTAAACATCAAGATCATCATATGTATGATGTTGTTAATAATGTAACGATAGATAAAGTATCATCTGGACTAACAACAACTTTGGAATCTGCAATCACTAGTACTAGTTCTATAATAGAATTGTCGAGTGGAACTAATTTTGGCAACACCTCTGGAATTTATAGTAATACCACTGGTGGATCTGGTGGAACATTTACTATTAAAATTGGTGATGAAATTATAACATATACAACAATTAGTGGGAGTACAATATCTGGAGCTATCCGAGGTGTGAACAGCACAACTGCAACTACACACGCAGCTGGCGCGACAGTTGAATTTTATCAGGTGTATAGAGTGCCTCTTACAGAAATAAACAAAACACACACTTCTATTGGAAATACAGGAATTGATAGTTATACAATTACCTCATCAACTACTCCAGAAGTAGGGGCAACTGGTTCTTCTGTTCAAGTTGGTGGTACAACTGCAACTGCAACTGAAAACGCATTGATGGATTATTTTTCAACAAATATTGAAACACTGGCACTACCTAAAACTGCAATAACTGCTAATGCATTGGTAACTACTGGAACAAGCCCATCGGGTTCTCAATCGTCATATCTAAATACTAGAAATGATGAATCCATTAGTCCAATAAATTTTGCATTGAATGATAATTACGAACTTGATAAACCATATATTATTGCTTCTGCGATCAATGAAACAAATGAACTGGGTGGCAGAAAATCTTTAGAAGTAAGACTCAATATGAGTACAACCGATGCTGCACTTTCTCCTATAATTGATACAGGAAGAATGGGCATAATAACAGTTGCAAATAGACTAGATAATATTGATTCATCATCTGATGTTTTTCCAACTACAGATTTTGTATCGTCAAATGAAAATGAGGGCGATAGTAACACAGCTATCTATCTTACTAAACAAGTTAATTTAGCAATCCCAGCAACAAGTTTAAGAGTTATAGTAGATGTTCATAGACCATCAACTTCAGATGTAAAAGTTTTATATAAACTTTTAAGAACAGACAGTGCAATAGATTTTGACGATCTTGCTTTTGAATTTTTTAATCCCAATTCCTCACAAGGGGCTGGTTCACCTGATACAACTATTGCTCCAGCAACAACTAGAGGATCATTCACCGAATATCAATATAGTGCTGGATTAAGAGATAATGGTGGAGGAGATATATTAGACGAATTTTCAGGATTTCAAGTTAAAATTGTTATGCAAGGAACAAACTGTGCGGCTCCACCTAGACTTAAAGATTTAAGAATTTTGGCATTGGACAAAGGTTATGGATAGTGATATAAGACAAGTAGAAGGATTTCCAGACTTAGTAAAGGACATGAAAACTGGTGCGGTTATTAACACTAATCACAGTGCATATGCGGCCGCAAGAAAAAGAGCTGCAGCTGCACAAGCACAAAGAGATGAAATACGCAACACTACAAGAGAGATAAATAACTTAAAGTGTGAAATGCATGAGATTAAAAATCTCTTAAACAAATTAGTAGAGAGTAAATAATAATGTCAATATCATCGACACAAGTACTTCCTGATAATACACTTGAAGAATTCAGAATTGAGTTTAATAAACTAGTTACTGATGTTACAGGTATATCATCAGGAAACACTTTTGATACTCAAATAATCTTTGAAGGTGCAACAGCTGATGCCTTTGAAACTACGTTAAGCGTTACTGACCCAACAGCAGATCGTTCTATTGTATTTCCAGATCAATCAGGCAATGTTCTTTTAGACAGTGCAAATATAACTCTTGATGTTAATTTGACTGCTACTACTTTAGCTGGTAGAAAACCAATTAAAACTGAATTTAATGCTTCTGGTGCAGTTACGGCTACATTAACTGCCGCAGAATCAGGTTCTACTGTATTAATTCATGGTACTAACAATAACATAATTAACTTACCTGCTGCAGCAACAACAAATCCAGGCTTATATTATGACTTTATAGTTTTAACAGCTGTAGGTGGTAGTACAAGTACAATTGTTAATATTGATGGGTCTGGTGGTCAGTTTGTTGGCGCGTTAAGTCTTGCTGGTGGAACGGCTGCAAACGCAGTCTTAGATGTTGCTGGCGATGCATTTACATTCGTTAGTAGTACAGTAGTTGGTTCAAGAGCAAGAATAACTTGTTTGACAGACGATGGTACAAATGGAGTTTGGCAGGTAGAATCACTTTCATCTCCAATCGCCACTATTGATTAAATATATGGTATAGGGTACAACCCTTGAACATTATAAATATGTAGAAAGGGGAAAAGAGTATGGCCGTACCATCAACAAAAGCTACATTAAAAACATACTGTCTTAGAGCTCTAGGTTTCGGTGTTATCGATATAAATGTTTCAGACGATCAGGTAGATGACCGTTTAGACGAAGCACTCCAATATTTCGCACAATATCATTATGATGGTATTGAGAGAATGTATCTTAAACATCTCATAACATCAACAGATGTTACTCGTGCAAGAGGAAACTCAGACACTACTGCGACAGATGTGGTGGACACCAGTGTAACTGCAACTTGGAGTGAAGGAAACAATTGGATTCCTATTCCAAACTCTGTAGTATCTGTTACCAGAGTATTTCCATTTACTGACACAGGCGGTGGCAGTAATATGTTTGATGTTCGTTATCAATTACGATTGAATGACCTGTTTGATTTTTCTTCAACGTCTGTCATTCAATATGAAATGACAATGCAGAATTTAGATTTCCTAGAACATATTCTTGTGGGAGAAACACCCATTCGTTTTAACCAACATCAAAATCGTCTTTACGTTGATATGGATTGGGAAAACGATATAACTGCTGACGTAGACTATATGATTATCGAATGTTATCGGAAGCTTGACCCAAATTCATTTACAGATATTTACGATGACATTTACTTAAAAAGATATGCAACTGCACTTATCAAAAGACAGTGGGGTGCAAACTTGTCTAAGTTCTCAGGGGTTGCAATGTTAGGTGGTGTCACTATGAATGGTGAAACCATATTCAGTCAAGCAACAGAGGAATTAGAAAAACTAGAAGAACAAATACAATTAGCATTTGAGCTCCCAATCAATTATATGATAGGATAACAGATGGCAATTAATTCGTTTTTCCATACAAGTAATGTCGCCGCAATAGCAACCGAACAATCTCTCTACAGCGATCTAATAAAAGAAGCAATACAGATTTATGGCCATGACGTTTATTATCTTGATCGCACATTAGTTGCAGAAGATACTATACTAGGCGAAGATTCACTTTCTAAGTTTACACAACAACACCCTATAGAAATGTACATTGAAGATTCAGAGGGTGGGTTTGCAGGCGAAAAAGAAATAATGAGTCAGTTTGGTTTAGAAAATTTAAGTGAAGTTACTTTCGTTGTAAATAAAACAAGATTTCAAGAACTAGACCGACAGATGCAAATAGAAACCGCAACAGACACGACTTCTGGCGGTTCTATATTATTAGAGTCAGGAACGATAGACCAATCAGATAGTTCTACTACTCTGTCAACTGCATCGGGCGATTCTAATTTTTATATTATACAAGACACATCTGCGACAGACGCAGACAGACCAAATGAGGGAGATGTAGTATATCATCCTGTACTTGACAAAATGTTTCAAGTTAATTTCGTAGACCACGATGAGCCATTTTATCAACTGGACAACAATCCAGTTTACAAACTAAGATGCCGTCTGTATGATTATAGTGCAGAAGTTATTGATACAGGTATTGCAGACATTGATGCGATTGAAGATGAACTATCAACAAATGCTCTAGTTCATCAATTTACAATGGAACAGTCTTCAGCTGTAACAGAAGAAATAAGACTTGAATTAGGAACTGGTGACGATGCAGGACTACTACTTGAAGAAACAGACGGTGATAACATACTTGGTGAAAGTGATTCTACCTCTGTAGGTGAAAGTATGTTGGTCGAAAACTCTGCTGATACAGGTGACAATTCTTATCTCATACAAGAGGACTATATAGTAGGAGATATGGTGACTGACAAGACTGCACAAAATGAGTTGTTTAATACACAAAGCGTGACAGTTCTAGATTTCAGCGAATCAAACCCATTTGGAGATGTAGGGAGTAATACATAATGCTAGGACAACAATTTTATCATGAAAGTATAAGAAAGGTTATTGTTTCATTTGGAACAATGTTTAACAACATAAACCTTGTTCGTAAAGATAATTCTGGAAACATAAGTCAGTCTATGAAAGTTCCTCTTGCGTATGGCCCAAGAGAAAAGTTTTTAGTGCGATTGAATGAAGATGCAGACTTGACGAAACAAGTCGCAATTACCTTACCTCGTATTGGATTTGAAATTCAAAACTTAGAATATGACGCAGGACGTAAACTAAATCGGGTTCAACGATTTAAAAAGGTTAAAGGTGCTCAAGCCAAACAGTTAGACGCACAGTATATGCCTGTACCGTATAATCTATCAATAGAACTATACGTTATGGCAAAACAATCTGATGACGCATTACAAATTGTAGAACAAATTCTTCCATACTTCCAACCAGACTATACATTGACAATTAATGATAATGTTGCGATGGATAGTAAAAGAGATGTTCCTATTGTACTAAATTCTATTTCGTATGAAGATAATTATCAAGGAGACTTTACAACTCGTAGAGCATTGATATACACTTTGTCATTTACTGCGAAGTTTTATTTGTATGGCCCTGTCACTTCTAGTAAGGTTATTAAAACTGTACAAGTTGACCAATACACTGACGTAGAAGTTAATTCGCCGAAAAGAGAACAAAGACTTACAGTTACACCAAACCCAACAAGTGCTGATGCAGATGATGATTTTGGATTTAACGAAACTACATCTTTCTTTGAAGATGCAAAAGACTTTAATCCAGTAACAGGTTCAGATGAATAAAGATACTACGTTACGACTTGATAAAACTTTAGGTGTTATAGAAAAGATTGTTCCAGAATCAACTGACATTGAAAAAAGACTTGGTGATGCTAGAGATGGTCATCCACAAAATCCAGCCTTTAATGCTGAAGACATTGACAATGATTACAAATATCAAAGAGAAAATCTTTATAACTTGATTGAACGAGGTCAAGATGCGATTGATGGTATTCTAGAACTTGCGAAAGAATCAGAACACCCAAGAACATACGAAGTTGCACTTAATGGTATCAAGCAAGTTGCAGAGGTTACAGAAAAACTTGCAGACCTACAAGAAAAAATGAGAAAATTGAAAGAAGTACCAGACCACGCACCAAGAACAGTAAACAACGCACTATACGTTGGTTCTACAGCTGAACTACAAAAGATGTTAAAAGAAAAAAAATAACATTTTAGATTTACAATTAGGATTATATTATGAATGTAGAAAGACAACAATTGTGGCCTACCACAATTTTTAATTACAAACTAGAAAACTTAGATAATGAATCAATCAAAAGTGAAATCTTAGAAAGAGAAAAACGAGGTTGGGGATTTCAATTTAATCCAGTGCAAGGTGGTGGTTGGCAAAGCAATAAATCTTTACTTGGAGGAGTTGACTCTTATGCTACAAGTCTTGAATCATTAAGAAAAAAAATGCTCGCTAGTGTCAATAAAATTTTAAGTGAAATTTACATTGACGATGCAAACATAAGTTTAATTAATAGTTGGGCAAACATTGCAAGAGAAGGTCAGTGTACCATGCCACACATTCACGAAGAAGCTTCTTGGTCAGCAGTATATTATGTAACACCAACAGATGATGCAATTTTATATCTTAAAGACCCACGAATACAAGAAGCTATGGACGCATCTCATGGACTTTTGAAAAAACCTTATAGTAATGTAATTGGTAAAAGACCTTTTAATGCTGGAGAGGTTATATTGTTTCCAAGTTGGTTAGAACATGGTGTTGCTCCAAGCACCAAAAACACAACAAGAATAAGTATAGCATGTAACTTTCTAATACATGGAAATAGATAAAAATGGCCGATAGCGTCTATTTGGGCAATCCAAACCTCAAACGGGCAAATGTGTCCCAAGAGTGGACAAAGAAAGAGGTTGAAGAATACTCTAAGTGTATGAATGACCCTCAATATTTTATAGAAAACTATATTATGATTGTGTCATTGGATGAGGGTTTAGTTCCATTTAAGATGTATGACTTTCAAAAAGAGATGGTTGGCACATTTCACAGCAATCGTTTTACTATCTGCAAACTTCCTAGACAGTCTGGTAAATCTACAACCATTATATCATATTTGTTGCATTATGTGTTATTCAATGCTTCAGTTAATGTTGCGATACTTGCTAACAAAGCTGCAACCGCTAGGGACTTGCTAGGACGGTTACAACTCGCATATGAACACCTACCTAAATGGTTGCAACAAGGAGTGATGAGTTGGAACAAGGGTTCTTTAGAACTAGAAAATGGTTCTAAAATTCTTGCAAGTTCTACTTCTGCATCTGCGGTTCGTGGTGGTTCATATAATATTATTTTTCTTGATGAGTTTGCATACGTTCCTTCTAACGTAGCAGAACAATTCTTTAGTTCAGTCTATCCAACAATCAGTTCGGGTAAAACTACAAAAGTGATGATAGTATCGACACCGCATGGCATGAACATGTTTTATAAATTGTGGAATGATGCAGAGAACCAAAGAAATTCTTACGTTCCAATAGAAGTTCACTGGAGCGAAATTCCTGGCCGTGATGATAAATGGAAAGCAGAAACTATAAAGAACACTAGCGAACAACAGTTCAACACAGAGTTTGAGTGTGAGTTTTTAGGAAGTATTGATACCTTAATTAAAGCACAAAAACTAAAAACAATGTCTTACAATCCACCAATTACGTCTAATGCTGGGTTTGATATGTTTGAAAAACCACAGAAAGACCACACCTATGTGATGACTGCTGACGTTTCAAGAGGTACATCTAACGACTATTCTGCATTTTTAGTGTTTGATGTAACGCAAATGCCGTATAAAATTGTTGGAAAGTATCGTGATAACGAAGTAAAACCACTATTGTTTCCTGCTAAGATATACGATGTTGCAAGAGCATACAATCAAGCATTTGTTCTCATAGAGGTAAATGACATCGGAGAACAGGTTGCGACTACTATGCAGTTTGACTTGGAGTATGACAACCTTATTATGGCAAGTATGCGAGGGCGTGCAGGACAAGTACTTGGTGGGGGGTTCTCAGGTGGTAGGGCGCAGTTGGGTGTAAGAACAACTAAAGCTGTAAAACGAATAGGTTGTTCTAACCTTAAACAAATGATTGAGGATGATAAACTTATTATTCAAGACCTACAGATTATTAGTGAACTATCTACCTTTATTGTTAAAGGACAATCGTTTGAAGCAGACGATGGTTGCACAGATGATTTAGTTGCGTGTTTGTTTATGTTTGCATGGGCAACAGACCAGACATATTTTAAAGAACTAACTGATATGGACATACGACAGACTATGATGCGAGAACAACAAGACATGTTAGAACAAGACATGGCTCCGTTTGGGTTTGTTGTAAATGGTTTGGAAGATGAAAATGTTGGTACAATGGTTGATGAGTATGGGACACGCTGGAGTCCAGTGGTTAGAACTCATGATTCAGATTGGTAAAAGTCTAAATAAACTCGATTAGGTCATTATCATTTTTAATCCAACAATTTGAACACAGTATCAAAGAGGTATCTATAAGTTCAATTATTTCTTTACGACTTTCATTATTTAAACCAACTCTTTTTGTTATCTTTCGTATTTGAGAATCGTGAGGATAAAACTTTAAACATACTGTTTCACTTTCGCCACAGTGTTTGCACGACTTATCTGCAAGGAATTCATTAAGTAAAACAATTCTCTTGCGATAGTTTCTACGAGCTACCTTTTTAATGGTATCTTTGTATTTTTCGTAATGTTCATTTGGCATAAAATTATTTATATGCAATAACACTTATAAAAATGACTTTTTGGAAACTATTTTTTTATAAATATCAGTAGAAGATTAAAAAAACACTCTAATACAAAGGAGTAAAAGACATGGCATTTTTAGTTTCGCCTGGCGTTCAAGTCAGAGAGATAGACCTAACAAATGTTATCCCAGCAGTATCCACCTCAATAGGTGCGATAGCAGGGCCATTTGAAAAGGGGCCAGTTTCATCTGTAACTACAATTAGTTCAGAGGAACAACTGGTATCAATATTTGGAAAACCAAATTCAAGTAATTTTGAGTTTTTCTTTACAGCTGCAAACTTTTTGCAGTACTCTGACGCACTTCGTATAGTTCGTGCAGAGTCAACAATACTAAACGCTGGTGCAACCAGTGGTATTCTTATTCGTGATGATGACCATTACGAAGCAAGTTTTGCTGGTGGTGAAGGTACTCATGGTGAGTGGGCCGCAAGGACTGCTGGAACACATGGTAACTCGCTTGGTGTAGATATTTGCCCTGGCAAACGTGCGTTTACACAACCACTTGGAACACTTAACCTAGTGAATGGTGCTGGTGCGGTTGGTGATCTGGAAATCACAGTTGATGACCAAGACGCAACCAACGCAACAATCGCAGTTGGTGACATCATTTCATTCCAAACAAACAACTCTGTTACAGCAGTTGTTAATGGTGCAATCACAGTTCCAACTAAAAACTTAACAGTTGATGCTAACTCTGGTACAGCTGAAGTTGGACAACGAGTAATCGGTGCAGGCATTTCTGATGGTGGTGAGGTTGTTAAAATTGCAACAGTCACTTCACAGACTGAATTAATACTTGACAAACCAATTACAGTTGCAGATGATGTTGTTCTTGCATTTACAACAGATGCAAACGTAGAATCACTCAACCAAGAATATGAAGTTACTTCTGTTTCTTCTGAAACTCTAACAATTCGTTTGTTAGATGATCCTGCTGGAGCTGGACTACAAACAATTATTCCTGATAACTCATACATCACAAGACGTTGGAGATTTTCTGACTTATTTGATGGGCCTCCTGGCACATCTCCTTGGGCAACTGCGAATGGTCGCGGTGAGGAAGATGAACTTCATGTTGCAGTATACGACACAACTGGTGATCTTACTGGTTTTGATGTTGATGTTGCTGGACAACGAACAGCTGCAGTTCTTGAAACATTTCCTTTTATGTCAAAGAACATTAAAGCAAAATCTCCACAAGGGGATAACAACTATTATCCAGATGTTATTTTCCGTAAGTCACAATTTATTTACTGGACAGATCATCTTTCTTCTGGTACTAATTGGGGTACAGATGTTGCAACAGGAACAGATTACACATTAGTATCTGGTGTTGATGTTTCTACACTAACTGGTGGAACAGATGATTATTCTGTGACTGCTGGTGAATTGGAACTTGCGTATGGTAAGTTTGAGGACACAGAAAATCTTGACATTAACCTAGTATTAGGTGGGCCAAGTTCTGCTGTTGCTGATACTGTTGCTGGACATGATACACATGTAACAATGATTACTGCACTTTGCGAATCTCGCAGAGATTGTGTAGGATTTGTTTCTCCGTATCGGGCTGCAACTGTTGGTGGTACAAGTAATGTAACTATGACTAAGAATGTTAAAGACGCATTTGACACTTGCCCATCATCATCTTACATGGTATTCGATAGTGGATACAAATACATGTATGACAAGTACAATGACGTTTATCGGTTTGTGCCACTAAATGGTGATACTGCTGGTCTTTGTGCCCACACAGATACAGTTGCTGATCCTTGGTTCTCCCCTGCTGGTTATACTCGCGGTAATGTAAGAGGTGCAATTAAACTTTCTTACAACCCACTAAAAGCAGATAGAGACATACTTTACAAAGCTAGAATTAATCCAGTGGTTAATTTTCCTGGCCAAGGCGTGGTTCTATTCGGTGATAAAACTGCTCAAACAAAACCAAGTGCATTTGACCGTATTAACGTCAGACGATTATTCTTGGTTCTTGAAAAAGCAATTGCAACCGCAGCTAAATTTCAACTCTTTGAATTCAACGATGAATTTACAAGGGCACAATTTAGAAACCAAGTTGAACCTTTCTTACGAGATGTTCAAGGTCGAAGAGGTATTACAGACTTTTCAGTAAAATGTGATGCAACAAATAACACTGGTGAAGTTATTGACCGCAACGAGTTTGTTGGAGATATATTCATCAAACCTGCTCGTTCTATCAACTTTATCTCATTAAACTTTATCGCGGTACGAACTGGCGTATCGTTTAGCGAGGTAGGAGGATAAGTCATGGCTAGTATAAACGATTTCAAAGCAAACTTAATCGGTGGTGGCGCAAGGGCTAATCAGTTCAGAGTAACTATTACTCCTCCGCCAGGCATTGCAATTGGTCTTGATGTTCGTAGAACATCTTTCATGTGTAAAGGAAGTAATCTTCCAGCACAAGAATTGACCCCAATCGAAGTTCCCTTTCGCGGCAGAAAAATTTATATTGCTGGTGATAGAGAATTTAGTGAAACTTGGACTACTACATTCATTAACGATACGGACTTTATGATTCGTAACGCACTGGAAAGGTGGTCTAACGGAATAAACGACTTAGCACTAAACACTGGTGTTATTGACCCTGCTGATTATCAGACGGATTTGACTGTTGAACAGTTAGACAGAGATGATACAGTTCTGAAGACATATATTTTCAGAAGCGCATGGCCAGTAACTATTAGTGCAATTGAACTAACCTCAGAAAATCAAGATGCTCTTGAGGAGTTTGAGTGTACATGGAGATATCAACACTTTGAGGCTTCTGGCGTCAATTTTTAGTCCTACTAAATAGTAATAACTAGTAGGAGATATTATGGCTGAGTTATTTGGTTTCAAGATTGAAAGATCATCTAAGGATTCGGGTGGAGGAACAACTTTCTCCACTCCAACTCCTGATGACGGCACTATTGACGTTGCCGGCGGTGGTTTTTTCGGTCAAATTTTAGATACAGATGGCAGAGAACGAACCGATTTAGATTTGATTCGGCGGTATCGTGATATTGCACAGCAAGCAGAATGTGATACCGCAATAGAAGATATCATTAATGAAGGTATTGTTGCAAACGAAGACGACCAAGCAGTAGAAATTACTCTTGATCGTTTACCCTATCCAGATAAAATTAAAAGAAAGATTCGTTCAGAGTTTCGTGAAGTTTTAAGACTTCTTAGCTTTGAACAAAAGGGTCACGATATTTTTCGTAGATGGTATGTGGACGGACGTTTGTTTTATCACAAAATAATTGACAGTAAAAACCCTAGAAAGGGTATACAAGAATTAAGATATATTGATCCTACTAAAATTAAAAAAGTAAGGGAAGTTAAGAAAAGTATAGACAAAAAAACTTCAATACAGATGACTGAAAAAATTGAAGAGTACTATGTCTATAATGAAAAAGGATTAGCATCAGCTGGAACTTCTGGTTCTAATCAAGGGTTAAGAATTGCAGTAGATTCGATTTCGTATTGCCCATCTGGTTTGATTGATGGCAACAGTGGTCGAGTCCTTTCATATTTACACAAAGCAATCAAACCTGTTAACCAACTTAGAATGATTGAAGATGCGTTAGTTATCTATCGCATATCAAGAGCGCCAGAAAGACGCATATTCTATATTGATGTTGGTAATCTACCAAAGATTAAAGCAGAACAATATCTCAAAGATGTTATGAATCGTTATCGTAACAAGTTAGTATACGATGCATCTACTGGTGAAATCAGAGATGACCGAAATCACATGTCCATGTTGGAAGATTTTTGGTTGCCTCGTAGAGAGGGTGGTCGAGGTACAGAGATTACAACTTTGCCTGGCGGTTCTAATCTAGGAGAGATTGATGACATTCAATATTTTCAAAAGAAACTTTACAAGTCTTTAAATGTTCCAATATCTCGTATGGATTCTGAAGCTGGATTTTCTTTAGGTAGAGCATCAGAGATAACAAGAGATGAATTAAAATTTACTAAATTTGTGCAACGTATTCGTAAGAAGTTTGTTCCTTTATTTACAGATATTCTTAAAACACAACTTTTATTAAAGGGTGTTATTGCACCAGAAGACTGGCCTTCAATACAAGAACATGTTCAATATGATTTCTTACAAGATGGTCACTTTGCAGAACTTAAAGATGCAGAACTTCTCAACGACAGAATACAAGCACTTGACGGCATACAATCATATATCGGTACTTTCTTTAGTAAAGAATATGTATTAAAGAAAGTCTTGCGTATGAATGATGCAGAAATTTCTGATATGAATGATCAGATTAGGAAAGAACGCGATACCGATCCTATGGACGGTGGTATTGATGTTCCTGATGGTGGTGACGGCATTACTCGTTATCCACAAGATGGCACTGGTGGTATAGTAACTCCAGAAGATATGCCTGACTATGAAGACCCAGAACATGATGGCAAACCAGACGATAGCCATAAATTTGAAAAAGGAGAGAAATAATGAGTAGAGAATTTGTAGACGCAGTTGCGTCAGGAAACAATTTAGGCGCAGAGGAAGTTTTCAAAACTTCAATGGCAACAAAAATTGGAGATTCATTAGAAACTAAACGATCTGAAGTTGCAAAGACATTTGTGCAACAAGCAAAAGACGAAGCTGAAGAAGAAGTAGGTAATGACTAAAAAGTTTGAAAGTGTATATTCATCTGTTGTAGAAAAAGATGAGCATAAGAAGTCTAAGACGTATAAGAAGCTTTCTCCGAAGATGAAGAACGCTGTTGATCAAATTTTTAATAAAATGGATTCTAAACCTTCAGATTTCCTAAATACTTTTGACAAAACTATTACAGACGTATCGAAAAGATTCAAAGTTCGGGAAAAAGACCTTATGAACTATTTCGAAAAAGAGATGTTATCAATTTAGGAGTAGATAATGGCGTACACAACACAAACATTGGTGGATTCAGACTTTGAAACCGTAACCAAGACCACAATTACTGGTACAAACGCAACGGCTACCAAAGTTGTTGACGTTTCAGAACTTGCTGGAGCCGCAACTGACCCCAGAGTTTCTATTGTTGCTTGTCAATGGTCAGTTAGTTCTACTACAGAAATAGAATGGGATGCAACATCAAATGTAACTTGTCTTACGTTAAATGGAACTGGTTCGTACAATGGTGGTGGACAATCATTACCTAGTTTAGCAAACAATGCTGGTTCGGGAATTACAGGTGATATTTTTTTTGAAAATGATGCAGCCTGTGTAGGATTTATAGTTTTAAAAATGAAAAAAATATCTGGTTTTGATAACATCACATAAAGGATAAGGATATGAATACAGTAAAATTATTTTCAGAAGCAGTAGACCACGATGTAGAGTATATCTGTGAAGAAAAAGATGATGGTAAAAAGTCATATAAAATTCGTGGTATCTTTATGCAGGCTGACATTAAAAATCGTAACGGTCGCGTGTATCCTATGGAAGTGCTTCAAAATGAAGTATCAAAATACAACAAGAATTTTATCAAAGAGAATCGTGCATATGGTGAGTTAGGACACCCTGATGGCCCAACAGTCAATCTAGAACGTGTATCACATATGATTACTTCTTTGACACCAGATGGTAAAAATTTTATCGGTGAGGCAAAAATAATGTCAACTCCTATGGGTGAGATTGTTAAAAGTCTTATGGATGAAGGTGCAAAACTAGGTGTTTCCTCTAGAGGAATGGGTAGTTTAAATCAAAAAAATGGTGCGAACTATGTTCGTGACGATTTTTATCTTGCAACAGCCGCAGATATTGTTGCTGATCCTTCCGCACCAAATGCTTTCGTAGAAGGTATTATGGAAGGTAAAGAGTGGGTTTGGAAACATGGCGCACTTTTAGAAGCGGAGTTAGAGGACTTGAAACAACAATTTGATGTGGTTGAAGAAAAGAGAAACCACGCACAGGAAGCTTTGGAATTCGCAAAGTTCCTCAAAAGTTTATAATTTATAAATATAAATACAGAAAAGGTAAGGAGACACCCTATGTCCGAATTAGATAAAACAATTGAAGAGCTGGAAGTCGAAGTACTTGCAGAACTAGAAGAGGCATCTAAACAGCCTACTGACGGTGCTGCTCCTTCCGCGAAAGCTGAAAAAATTGATGCAGTCACACCTGGCGGTGAAGTAGAAGACGGAGGGGCGGCAGTAGTTGACCCTGAAGCTAAATCTTCTCCAACAGACGTTGCATCTAAGAAAGCAAAAGAAGTTAAAGGTGATGCACAACAAAAAGGTGCAGGCAAGGCAGACAAACCAGAAAAACTAGCAGCTAGTCACGAACCAGAAGGTGAAGAGGTTATTTCAGAAATGGAAATGCCTAAGACTAAGAAAGAAATGTTGCAAGCAATGGTTAACAAGATGGAAATGATGAAGGCTGGAGATTTAAAATCTCAGTACGAAAACATCATGGCCGCGATGCAAGCAGAAAAAGCAGAACCTACTGAAGAAGAATTAGAAAAAGCAGAAGCAGTTGAAGCACGAATCAAAGACATCAACGTAAAAGAAGATGTACAAGCTTTGATGAACGCTGATGACAGTCTTTCTGAAGACTTCAAGGTTAAGGCAGCTACAATATTTGAAGCTGCGGTTAAATCTAAAGTACGTTCAGAAATTGAACGTATTCATGAAGAAGTTGGTTCTGAGAAAGAAACTGAAATAGAGACTTTCAAAGAAGAACTTACAGAGAAAGTTGATACTTATCTCAACTACGTTGTAGAAGAATGGACTAAAGAGAACGAGTTGGCAATTGAACGCGGTTTGAAGGGCGAAATTGCAGAAGACTTTATCTCTGGACTGAAACAGTTGTTTGAAGATCACTACATTGATGTGCCTAACGAGAAGTATGACGTTCTTGAAGCACAATCTGAAAGAATTTCTGAATTAGAAGATAAGTTAAACGAGTCAATTGAGAAAACAGTTGAGTTGGTTAATTCAAACTCTAAACTAGTTCGTGAACAGGTTATATCTGAGGTTTCCGAAGATTTAGCCGACACAGAAATTGAGAAGTTCAAAGGACTTACAGAAGACGTTGATTTTGCAGATGAGGAATCATTTCGAGAAAAACTGAATACTTTGAAGGAAAGTTACTTTCCTAAAAATACTGTAGTCGAACAGACTTTTGATGATGAAGATGGTAGCACTGCTAAGGACATTGATACGACAGATGCGATGAACGCTTATTTGTCGGCAATCAGTCGTAATCAAAAGGCAAGTGCGTAAATTATATTAAACAGATGTATATTAATTAAAGGAGAAACAAATGTTTCAGACAGAACATCTACAAGAAAAGTGGCAGCCAGTCCTAGAGCATCCCGATCTTCCTGAGATCGCCGATCCTTATAAGCGGGCAGTTACTACTCTCATCTTAGAGAACCAAGAAAAAGCTTTAAAAGAAGATAGAGGTTTCCTCGGAGAAACAGCGCCAGTCAACAGTACTGGTGGTGGACAATTCGATACATGGGATCCAATTTTAATATCACTCGTACGGCGTGCAATGCCTAACTTGATTGCATATGACGTATGTGGTGTGCAACCAATGACAGGGCCTACTGGTCTTATCTTTGCAATGCGTTCATCTTTCCTTTCACAAGATGGTGCAGAAGCACTTGTTGACGAGGCATTGCCTGGCCAAACTGGTGCATCTAACCAGAACTCCGCTGGTGATATCGGTGGTGGTGATGTTGGATCAACAGAAACTAACCCTGCTGTTCTTAACGACAGTCCGTCAGCTGGTACTTACACAAGTGCAACAGGTATGACAACTGCTCAGGCAGAAGCATTAGGTGACAGTTCTGACAACGGATTTGCTCAGATGGCATTCTCAATCGAGAAGTCAACTGTGACTGCTGTTAGTCGTGCGTTAAAAGCTGAGTACACAATGGAACTCGCACAAGACCTTAAAGCAATTCATGGTCTTGACGCAGAGACAGAACTTTCTAACATTTTAAGTTCTGAAATCCTCGCAGAAATCAACCGAGAAGTTATTCGCTCGTTGTATGTAACTGCGGTTAAGGGTGCTCAAGTTAACACAACTACTGCTGGTATATTCGACCTTGATACAGATTCAAATGGTCGTTGGTCAGTTGAGAAATTCAAAGGTTTAATGTTCGCAATCGAACGTGATGCCAATGCGATTGGTCAACAGACTCGTAGAGGGAAAGGTAACATGATTATCTGTTCAGCTGATGTTGCTTCTGCACTTCAGATGGCAGGTGTACTTGATTACACTCCTGCTCTATCTAACAACCTAAACGTAGACGACACAACTACCACATTCGCTGGTGTTATGAACGGACGTTACAAAGTATATGTTGATCCATATGCTGCTAACGTAGCTGCATCGCAGTACTATGTTGTTGGTTACAAGGGTACTTCACCTTATGACGCTGGATTCTTCTACTGCCCATACGTTCCACTACAGATGGTTCGTGCGGTTGGTGAAAGTTCTTTCCAACCTAAGATTGGTTTCAAGACACGTTATGGTCTTGCAGCTAATCCATTCGCTGCTGCTGGTGCAGTTGCTGCTGGAGACACAGTTAACACTGATGCTTCTCTTGATGCAAACACCAATGCTTGGTATCGAAGGGTTAAAGTCACAAACCTTATGTAATAAACATAAGAGTTGGGTCAACCAACCTAATATTAAGAAGGGGTCTAAAAGACCCCTTTTTTTTAGCTTTTATTTAAAAAGGGTATTGACTTTATCCAATATAGTGTGTTATAGTATTAATTCAATCGGGAAATCTCGATTGTTAATGTCATGACAAGGAGAAATTATATAATGACTACTATTACTAAAACTGAGAAGGTTCTTAACGCACTAATGGGCGGAGCAGAACTTACTGCAAAACAAATTACATCACGATATGGTGTAAAGAATGTTCGAGCAGTGATGAGCAAACTACGCACTGAGGGATATCCTATATTTCTCAACAAGCGAGTGAGTTCATTTGATGGGGAAACTTACAACAAGTATCGTTTAGGTACTGCACCTCGTTCAGTGATCGCAGCTGGTTATCAGGCATTACGTTCTGCATAACACCATTGTAGTATGGTACGAAGGGGGAACATTAATGTTCCCCCTTTTTTTTGTTATAAATAGTAGTAGTATTAATAAGGAGAGGTATTATGCAATGGACAAAACCAACTTATCAAGATGTTAGATTTGGATTTGAAGTAACAATGTATATTCACAATCGTTAACTATGGCAACATCTCAATCCCCACTAGATAGACAACCAGACAAGTTAGACTACGCAAGTCCAACTCAGTTTAAGTTTGGTATACTTCAGCTTCCTAAAGTTGAATTTTTTACTGTTAGTGCTAACGTGCCAGGCATATCTGGCACGCCAGCAATTTTAAATACACCATTTAAAAATATACCTACAATGGGAGATAAACTTGAATATGAAAATCTTTCAATATCTTTTATTGTAGATGAGTATCTAGAAAACTATCTATCTTTACATAATTGGATAACGGGGATTGGATTTCCTAAGAACAGGGGCCAATTTACAACACATAGAGATGTAACATCAACTACGCCTGCAAGTCAAAGATCAACCAGTTCAGATATTGGAGATGTAGGAAATGCAACGCCAGACAAGTCAATGTATTCTGATGCAAACCTTATGATATTGTCTAATAAAAATAATCCTATCGTAGAGATTAGTTTTGAAGATATTTTTCCAATATCATTGGGTGCGTTAGATTATACACAATCTGCAACTGATGTTGATAATTTAATTGTAAGCGCTGAGTTTGCGTACAAAATATACGAAGTAAAAACTTTATAAATATAACCGAGCAGAAAAGATAACGCTTTAGCAAACTACAATTAAGACTTCGTAGAAAGTCAAGATATACTCAGAGAGTACATCGACTCTGCTCATTTTTGAAGAGAAATAATATAATGAATTTAGACCAATTGAAAGAAGAAGCTAGAAACGATCTTGTGATTACTAATCAAGAGGACTTAGCGTCTGAATCCCTTACTAATCAAAAAATAAAATCAAAATACCTTGACCACAGGTCAAAGTTTCAATTGTTGTTGCAAAAACACAATGGAGACTATCAGCGTTTGTATCGTCAGAAATGGGAATACTATGGTGGTAAAGCTGACGCAAAAGTTTATGCATCTAAACCATTTGACTTAAAGGTTCTTAAAAGTGACCTTGCGATGTACATCACTTCTGACGAAGATATAATTGAACTGATGAACAAAATTGGTTATCTAGAAATTGTTGTAAAATATATTGATGGTGTAATCAAGTCCATTGATAATCGTGGGTGGGATATTAAAAACGCAATAGAGTGGAGAAAGTTTGAAGCTGGAATGATGTAATGAATGTAGATGGTTATATAAAATATTATGAAGGTATTGTCTCAGAAAGTTTATGTAATGATTTAACTGGACACGATTTTCCATATGAGCCTTCTGCATACTCCACACACGATAGTGGGCGAGTTATAAAAGAAGAACGTGTTAAGATGTTAGAGTATTGGATACGAAAAAACAATGTATTCTATCAAGATATTAAAGAGTGTTTTGAAAACGTGATAGTAAATTACAAATCTGACTTTGAATTGTTTGCAGTTAAACATACCACAGACTTTCGTATTAATCGGTATGGTAAGGGCGGGTTTATGTCTAAACACGTTGACAACATTCATCATAGTCATGGTCAACATTACGGCTATCCACAAGTATCTGCATTATTATATCTTAATGATAATTATGAAGGTGGAGAGTTTTATGTAGCAAATAAAAAGTTTTGCCCAGCCAAGGGTTCTGCAATTATATTTCCATCCAACTTTATGTTTCCTCACGAAGCAAAAACAGTTACAAAAGGAACAAGGTGGAGCATAGTAACGTGGTTAATGTAAAATCTTTTGATTGTTTTCCAACAACAATTCATTCTTTTTCTTTGAAGATAGATCATGAACCCATGATAACTAATTTGCGGTTTTCAGAGGAAGAAGATCAATTGTTTCTCTTACCAAACTTTAAACCTTTGGTTGATGGCGTAATTGAATCAACAACTCAAATTTTAAAAAAATTAAAATACGAATATGATAAAATAGAAATTACAAACATGTGGGCAAACCAAATGCAAAGTGGTGATGTTCACCCTCCACACACACATTCAAATAACTTTCTGTCTGGTGTATATTATCTAAAATCTAATAATACCGCACCAATACAATTTTTTGATCCACGACCATCTGCAAGCGTATTGCAGCCAAGAAATACACCAAACCAATACAATTCCAGTATGGTTAGGTTTGATTCTATTGAGGGGTCTGGATTAATTTTTCCATCATGGTTGCAACATTGGGTGCCGTCGCCTCAAGAACAACGTATAAGTGTCTCATGGAATATACTATTAAGAGGCAACTATGGTAAACAGGGTACTTTACAAAATGCGTATATCTAAAAAGAACGAAGTGCATTTAGTTTTAGATGACCTAGACCCATCAACAACACAAGAACTTACACAGTTTTTTACGTTTGAAGTGCCTGGCGCTAAGTTTATGCCTCAGTTTAAAAATCGTATGTGGGATGGTAAGATACGTTTATTCTCACCAGCTACAGGACAAATCTATGTTGGGTTGTTATCCTATATTAAAAACTATTGTTCAAGAAACGGAATTAAATATATACTAGAAGATGGAGTAGAAGATGAAAGAAATATTGAACGAGAGGTTGTCTCAGGATTCGTTAAATCTCTTAAACCAAAGTCAAAAGGAAAATCTCTTAGAGTTCGTGACTATCAGATTGATGCCGTACACCACGCTGTTAGCAGACATCGCGCTTTGTTGCTTTCTCCCACTGCTTCTGGTAAGTCATTAATAATATATGCACTAGTTCGTTATTACAAAATGATGGGGTTAAGAACTCTAATACTAGTTCCTACCACTTCATTAGTAGAACAAATGTATACTGACTTTGAAGATTATGGTTGGAGCTCTGGTACATACTGTCAAAAGATATATCAGGGTCATGATCGCAAAGTAACTAAAGATGTTGTGATATCAACATGGCAATCTTTGTACAAGTTGCCTAAGAAATATTTTGAAGCATTTGGGTGTGTAATTGGTGATGAAGCACACATGTTTAAGTCTAAATCATTGACAGGGATTATGACTAAGTTACACCAGTGTAGGTATAGATTTGGACTCACAGGCACCCTAGACGGAACGCTGACGCATCGCTTAGTATTAGAAGGTCTATTTGGTACTGCTGAAACTATAGTGACCACTAAGGAACTTATAGACAAGAAAACACTTGCAGACTTGACTGTTAAGTGTATTTTATTAAAACATAAAAACATTCGTGAGAAAATGACATATGCAGAAGAACTAGAATATTTGGCTACAAACGAGAAACGAAATAACTTTATAGTCAATCTTTTGCAACACTTAGATGGTAATACGCTTTGTTTATTTCAGTTAGTTGAGAAACATGGAAAACCATTATACGAACAAGTAGAAGAAACAATTACAGATAGAAAAACATTTTTTGTCTATGGTGGAACAGACACATCAGAAAGAGAAGAAATAAGAGGAGTTGTAGAAAATGAAAAGAAATCAGTTATACTTGCAAGTTACGGCACGTTTAGCACTGGTATTAATATTAGGAATATCAACAATATCGTGTTCAGTTCCCCAAGCAAAAGTAGGATTAGAGTGCTCCAAAGCCTTGGCCGTGGACTGCGTAAGACCGACAATAAAGTTTCCGTTTTAATATATGATATTGCAGACGACATTTCACACAACAATAAGCGTAATTTTACGTTAAATCATTTTTCTGAAAGGATATCATTGTATAACGAACAACAATTTGATTATCATATCAGTAAGGTAAAATTGTAGTCACATAAATATAAGACAATGATTAAAAAGAAGGTTGCGTATGGATACAGATTATAAAGTCGTTAAGTTAACAAATGGCGAAAGTATTATTTGCGAAATGAAAGAATATGCTAATGAAAAATATATAATTAAAACTCCATTAAAAATGGAAACAGTTAATGAAGAAACTAGCAAAGGTATGATAGAATCTTTACACCTTACTGCTTGGATATCTCCGTTTACAGAAAGTAAATATTTTGAGCTAAAAGAATCTCACGTTATAATAATTGCAGATGCGTCAGTAGGGTTGAGTGCTTATTATAAAAACATTGTAGAAAAAAGAAACAGATTGCACATCCCAGAAGATGTTATAGATTTTGAAGATAATTTAGATGATGAAGAAATGATTGATAGAGATAAAATTAATGATATACTAGAGGAGTTTATTAAAACAAATAAATCTAAATATCATTAACTTGACCCAACAACAGAGCTAATATAACACGTTTATTTTGGTGAAGTCAAGTCTCTTTTATTTTTTTATTAGTTACTGGTATGATTATTATAAATAAAGGTGTAGGTCGCGTACTGGAATACCACCTACTCTAATACTGTAAAGGAGTATCAGCAATGTCTATTTATATAACAACCCAAGAAGAATGTGATATTATGTTTCCAAGCCTAAGGGATACGCTTGAGATAAGTAAAGATGAGTTGATAGCAGAAAGTGCGAGCAACTTAAACTCTGGTGAGAATAATCCGATGTGGAAAGGTGGTGTTACATATGATATGAAGGCATATAAAAAGAAACGTAGTCAAACACCAGAGCATAAGGCATGGAAGAAGGAATATAATAAGGCATATCAACAAACACCAGAGTATAGCGCATATAAGAAGGAATATAATAAAACATATATGAAGAAATATAATAAGGCATATTATGCTAGAAAGAAAATAGAGAAAGATACTGGACAAAGCTTGTCTGATTTGGTATAGTATATCTTCAATTGAAAAAAAAGGAATTGAAATGGCAAAAGGTAAAAAGGCAAAAGGAGAACATTACGTAGATAATAAAGTTTTTCTTCAAGCCATAACCGATTGGAAAAATAAGTGTAAAATAGCAGAAGAAGAACAAAAAGATTTACCTAAAGAGGACAAAGTTAGACCTCCAATAACTAATTATATTGGTGAATGTTTTTTAAAGATTGCAACTCACTTATCATATAGACCAAACTTTATAAACTACACTTACAGAGATGAAATGATTGCTGATGGTATTGAAAACTGTTTACAGTATTGTGGTAATTTTGATCCAGAAAAATCAAAGAATCCTTTTGCTTACTTCACACAAATTATTTACTATGCCTTTCTTCGTAGGATTGCAAAAGAGAAAAAACAAACTCACGTTAGAAACAAAATGATTGAAAGTGTTAGTTATGAATCTTGGACAGTTAATGAAGGTGACACTAACAAATATGTTGTACAAGGATTTGATCCAAATATAATGTTACCAGACGAAGATGTATACAAACCTAAGAATAAAACTAAAGTAAAAGCTAAAGGTCTTGAAACTTTTATGGAAAAAGAAGAAGAGGATACAGTAGCAGACAAAGGATATAATTGATTTGAAGCTTGCGATTATAACTGACACCCATTTTGGTGCTAGGAATGACAATCTAAATTTTAATGAATATTTTTATAAGTTTTACGAAAATGTTTTCTTTCCAACTCTAAAGGAAAAAGAAATAACAACTTGCGTCCATATGGGTGATGTTGTTGACAGACGCAAGTTTATAAGTTTTAAAATTGCAAATGATTTTCGTAAAAGATTTATTAATAAATTTAAAGAGTTGGGTATTGACTTACACATCATTATCGGCAACCACGACACTTACTACAAAAATACCAACGAAGTTAATTCAATGGAAGAGCTGGTTGGTAAAGACAAATTTAAAATATATACTGGGCCGGAGGTTGTAAATTTTGATGGAACTGATATTGTGTTTATGCCTTGGATTAATGCTAATAACTATGATGAATCTGTGAATGTTTTAAATACTGCAAAGTCAGATATTTTGTTTGGACATTTAGAAATCAATGGTTTTGAAATGCATCGTGGCCAGTTTGCAGAAGGTGGTTGGGATAGAGAGTTGTTTAGAAGATTTGATACTGTGTTTAGTGGACACTTTCATCACAAGTCTGACGATGGTCAAATATATTATCTAGGCACGCCCTATGAAATTTACTGGAATGATTTTCAAGACCCGAAAGGTTTTCATATCTTTGATACAAGTACAAGAGAGCTAGAACGCATAGTTAATCCGTACACATTATTTAAAAAGATATATTATGATGATACGCAAGAGGATTATACTAAACACGATGTAACACAATACAAAGATCAATATGTAAAATTGGTTGTTGTAAATAAAAAAGATTTATATAATTTTGACAAGTTTGTAGACAGACTTCTCTTAGCAGATGCATACGAAGTTAAAATCATAGAAGATTTCTCAGAGTTAGATGCTGAGAATGTATCAGATGATATTGTAGAAAATACAGAAGATACAATGACATTACTGGAAAAATATATTGACCAGTTAGATGTTACACTAAGTAAAGATAGACTTAAAAATACAATGAGAGCGCTTTACACAGAAGCACAAGATTTAGAGATGTGAGGGAGATAATTATGAGTTTCATTTTAGAAGCACTTAGAAAAAAATACGAAGGTGACATTGCAGTTGCCAGAGCAAACGTACAAGTTTACATTAACAATGCAGCTGGTATTGGAGAACATCCTGACGTTGTTCAAGCAGTTGATGAACAAATGGAATTGATTGCTGATGCTCAAGATAAACTTAACGTATTGGATCAATGGGATAACGGAACACAGAGATTTATTGATTAAATAATGATACACTTTGAGACTGTGAAGTGGAAAAACTTCCTGTCAACTGGCAATAACTTTACCGAGATACAGTTAGATAGGAATTCTACCACATTAATTATTGGTGAGAATGGTTCTGGTAAATCTACTATTCTTGATGCACTGTGTTTTGGTTTATTTGGTAAACCATTTCGCAACATCAACAAGGGACAGCTGTTAAACTCTGTCAATGGTACTGGTGGATTAGTAGAAGTTGAATTTAGAATTGGTTCTAAAAAAGTGAAAGTTGTTCGTGGTATCAAGCCTAACGTGTTTGAGATTTACATCAACGACAAAATGTACAATCAAGATGCAAATGCGAGAGACTATCAAAAGTATCTTGAACAACAAATTCTTAAACTAAACTATCGCAGTTTTACACAAGTTGTTATTCTAGGTTCATCTACCTTTATTCCTTTTATGCAGTTAAAAGCTAGACACCGCCGAGAGGTTGTTGAAGAAATTCTTGACATTCAAATTTTCTCTTTGATGAATATGCTTCTCAAACAAAAACTTAAAACTATTTCTGATGATATTCGTGATATAGATTATCAATATAATTTGACAGAAGAAAAAATTACTCTTCAAGAAAAATATATTGATGAAATGTTTATGCACAAAGAAAAGCTTATAAAAGAAAAGACTTCTTTAATGAGTAACAATGAAGAAGAAATATTTAAAAAGAATTCTGATATTAAATTTTACACTCAAAACAATCAGGAACTTCTTGCTCAAATTACTGACAGTGATAAGATAAACACAAAACATAGCAAGTTAAAAGATATTCAATCACAATTAAAAGAAAAACATAGAACACATACCAGACTTATTGGATTTTTTGAAAGCAATGAAGATTGCCCAACCTGTCAACAACATATTGATGAAGTTTTTAAATCATCTATGATTGATAAAAAGAAAGGTGAAGCAGACAAAGTTAGTTCTGGAATGAAAGAACTAAAAGATGAATTAGAAAAAGTTTTGGAACGACAGAAAGAAATTAATGTTATTGGTGCTAAAGTACGAGACAACGAAGTTCATATTGCAAAAGAAAATAGTTCTCTTATCCAACTTGAAAAATTTAATGCTACATTGCAATCAGAGATTGACCAACTGAATACTGGTGAAGTTAATAATACTGATCACGATAAGTTAAATGATTTAAAGAAAACTTTATCTGGTTTGGATATGCAAAAATCAAAGTTGCGAGAAGAACAGATATATAGTGAAGCTTCAAGAAATATGTTGACGGACACTGGTATCAAGACCAAGATTATCAAACAGTATTTGCCTGTGATGAATAAATTAATCAATACCTATCTAACATCAATGGAGTTTTATGTAAACTTCACGTTGAATGAAAACTTTGACGAAACTATAAAGTCACGTTATCGTGATGAGTTTACCTACGCATCATTTAGTGAAGGTGAGAAGATGCGTATTGATCTTGCACTACTCTTTACTTGGAGAGCAATTGCAAAGATGAAAAACTCAACAAATTGCAATCTACTTATTCTAGATGAGATATTCGACAGCTCACTTGATGGAACAGGAACAGATGAGTTTCTAAAAATTCTGAATACATTAGGTGATGAGAATGTGTTTGTGATTAGTCACAAGCAAGACATACTGGTTGATAAATTTAGAAGTACAATCAAGTTTGAAAAAAATAGGAACTTTAGTCATGTCAGTATATAAACTAATTGAAAACACAAATCCTATTCTAAGCGTTCCTATTGAAAAATGTAGTGAGGGTTTAGACAGGAACGAACTGAAAGAAAATTTAATTGAAACAATGCAATCTTCTTTCGGTGTTGGTCTATCTGCAAATCAATGTGGTATTATGGAACGTGCGTTTGTTATGTACTCTGATATTAAACAAAAAGAAATCATTGGTTGTTTTAATCCTAAGATTATATCATACAGCAAAGACAAGTCTCTCATGGACGAGGGGTGTTTGACATATCCTGGCTTATGGATAAAAGTTCGAAGGTCAAAAGATATAGCCTGCTCATATGAAGATGAGAATGGTGAGTTGAACGAAGTTCAAATGTTTGGTTTAGAAGCCCGAATCTTCCAACATGAATATGATCATATGGAAGGTACGAACTTCACCAATCATGTCAGTAAATTAAAACTTGACATGGCTAAAAAACGATTGTCTAAGGTAACAAAGAAATCTCAAAAACTTGTTGGGTCTTAGATTCAACGTCTACGTTATTTTTAGCTCTAGTAATTGTTCTAGCTGCTCCTGATCCAAATTCTTCACTTGCAAGTGGTATGATTTGAGCCACTATGAGTGCAATGAGAATTGATGCGAGGTAAGCGGTTTTCATTATTTTTTCCTTTTGGTTAAATTGATTTATTCTACAAAAATATTTATATGTTGCATTGCAATATTTTTGTTCACAACATACTTTCCATATCAGATAGAATTACAGTTTTATGACAAAATTAATTTAAAATTGTTTTAAAAATCAATGACTTGCGGTTGGCGATTTGCCTTGACAAATCTTGGCCCAAGCCTTATACTAGCTATATAAAATGAAAAATTACATAAATCCCACGATAAAAATTTTTGTTGACAATACTTGGCTTACATGGTAGCATATATAAATGATGAAAAATAAATCAATAATTGCAAAACTCCTCGCTGAAGAGGATATCTTCGTTGTTTACAAAAAAATGGAAACAGCATATTTCAATCCTAAAACACGCGAGTTGGGTCTGCCCATCTGGAATGATGAATTGATGACAGCTGACATAGAAGATTTGATGGTCTGTCATGAGATTGCTCATGCACTTTGGACACCTCTTGATATGTTAGAACAAGCACAATCAAGAAAAATTAATCACTCGTTTGTAAACATTATTGAGGATGCTCGTATTGAACGCATGGTACAGGAACGCTATCGCGGTTCTGTCGCAGTATTCAATCGTGGGTATCGTGACCTAACTAAACAAGATTTTTTTAGTCTAAATGATCGTGATGTTTCTGAATTAAATTTGATTGATCGCATTAACTTATTTTTCAAAAAACAGAAAGTTGAATTTTCTGATGAGGAAAAAGTTTGGGTTAAAAAAGTTTCTGAGTGTAAAACTTCTGACGATGTTCTTAACCTTGCTGAAGAACTTTACAAATTTATGCAAGATCAAGAAGAAGAACAACAACAATCTAGTGAAAGCTCTTCAGAAGATACTAGTGAATCTGATGAATTTGATGATATGAATTCTGACACTTCATCTAGTGAAAAAAGTCAGGAAGACGAAGAAGAACTTTCACCAAGTAATAGTGGTTCTGCTGACGATGAGGAAAAAGATTCAGATGATGATTCTATACAATCTGACTCAAATGATGTTACTAATAAATCAGAACCAGAAGCAACTACTGATACTGATACCAACAATGCAATTGAAAAGTTGATTGATGGGAAAGCTAGTGATCGCGTGTATGCAAATATTCCAAGTATCCCTAGTGAGGATGTTATTATAGGGTATGATAAAATTCTTAATGAGTGTCGTAAAACTTATTCTGATGAACTTAGTTCTGAATATTATACATCCACTAAAAAAACTATTGTTGATATGAAAACAGATTCTAAAAAGACTGTCGCTTACATGGTCAAAGAATTTGAAATGAAGAAATCTGCTGACCAGTATGCTCGGGCTGCGGTTTCTAAAACTGGTTCTCTTGATATGAATCGGTTACACACTTACAAATACAATGAGGACTTATTCAAAAAAGTCACTACATTGCCAGGCGCTACTAATCATGGTATGGTTATGGTTGTCGATTGGAGCGGTTCAATGTACAACAACCTAAGTGGTACATTACAACAGTTATTTAATTTGATATGGTTTTGTCGCAGAACTCAAATTCCTTTTGAGGTTTATGCGTTTTCAAATTCAAGTTCAGCTTTATCGTTTCCAGACCAATCTGCGTATGCTGATTATTCTTCTAATTTGTTACCATTCAAATCTGGTGATTTGAGATTAAACAATATGAAACTTCTAAACTTCTTTTCTAGTAAAATGAAAGTTGATGAAGAAATTGAAATGATGCACGCTCTATACATGGTTTCACAAGTACACGCTCCTTCTTACAGTCGTAACTTTAAATACATATATCGAATTTCGCAACCAAGAATATTGGATCTTAGTAGTACACCATTAAATGAAGCAATCATTGCAATGATGGATATCGTTCCTAAGTTTAAAAAAGATACTGGTGTTCAGAAAGTTAATACAATTTTTCTGACTGATGGTGAGTCAAATGGAACTCGTTATGTTTATGATTTAAAATTTAACGCAGATAAAAATGAACACGAACAATCTACAATTCGTTTGGGGTCTTATAACAGTTCTGGTGGCCGCAATGAAATAATCTTTACAGATAAAAAAACAAGAAAAACTTATGTGGTCGAAGATAGACGCGGTTCTGATATGACTAATCAACTATTAAAGATTTTAAAAGATCGTGTTAATGGAATGAATCTAGTTGGTTTCTTTATCGCTGGAAATGGAAAGTCAGGTAGAGTTGATAAAAGAATAATAGCTGACCTTTTAGATAAATCAATTTGGGATGTTGTGGATGAAGTTAAGTTTGTCAATAAAAACAAATACCTTGCAATTACTTCTGCTGGTTATGATGAATATTACATTTTGCCAGGCGGTAACAATCTCCAAGTTGAAAATGGTGGATTGAGTGATGAACTCACTGGTGCGTCAAAAGCAAAACTAAAATCTGCATTTGGTAAATCCATGAAAGGTAAAATCTCAAGTCGCCAATTGTTAAACAAATTTGTTAAACTGGTGGCTTAGATTTGCCTTGACAAACCTTGGCTGCCATGTTAGCATGTATATATGATGAAAAATAAAGGAATGACTATGAATTTGTCACCACGAAAAAAACTGTTTGTTGATACCGCCACTGAGATGTTTGGTGATGGTGCAGTCCTAACAAAATCTATGACCAAGGAAGCAGCTGCAAAAGCAAAAATTCCATATCCAACATGGTTTCGTAAATCATGTTCTGTTGGTTATAATTCATATAAATTACCTAGTGAGAGTGTCGCTCCTGTCGCTCCTATTACTGCGGCTCCTGTTAATGCAGAAGCATCAGTAGTCAATCTGGTTGCTACTAATATGGAAAAACAAAATCTAGTTCCTGCTAAATTTGAGGGGTTTGTCTCTTGGGGTAATTTTTCCCTGATTGAGAAAGTTGTCAAGTCTGGGATGTTCTATCCTATCTTTATCACTGGTCTATCAGGTAATGGTAAAACATTAATGGTAGAACAAGTTTGTGCTAAACTTAAAAAAGAACTTATTCGAGTAAACATCACTATCGAAACTGATGAAGATGATTTGCTTGGTGGTTT